GTACAATTAGTCCAGAAGTTTATCAAAGAAATGCTCTAGTTACACAGTTGAGTAGAGAAGGAACTAGTCCTAGTGATCCAGAAAAAGTATTGAGAACATACAAGTTTGAAGGAATTTATCCTAATACAGTGAGTTCTATTCCACTTGATTTTGGTGCAACAGATCAAATTGAAGAGTTCCAAGTCACATTCAACTACCTATTCTATGAAGTAGCTGGCCCAACAGGTAGTTTCTAGTTGATAAATATCACAGTTTAAGTTATAATATAAATACCACTATAGGTATAGAAGTTATACTATGGCACAACTTTTTGGTTTCTCGATTGATGATTCGTATAAGAAACCGTCACCATCAGTAGTTTCGCCTGTCCCCAAAAATAATGAGGACGGTGCGGACTACTATTTGGCGTCGGGATTTTATGGGCAATATCTTGATGTAGAGGGCGTATTTAAAACAGAATATGATTTAATTCGTAGATATCGTGAGATGGCACTTCATCCCGAAGTTGATTCTGCGATAGAGGATATTATAATTGAAGCTATTGTTGCAGATCAACATGATTCGCCAGTTCAAATTGACCTTGAAAATTTAAATGTAGGGCCAAATATTAAGGATCTTATTCGTTCAGAGTTTCAATACATCAAAGAAATGTTGGACTTTGATAAGAAAGCACATGAAATATTTCGTAATTGGTATGTAGATGGAAGAATATACTATCATAAAGTTATAGATTTAGAAAAACCAGAAGAAGGAATTAAAGAACTCAGATATATTGATGCACTTAAAATAAAGTATGTAAGAGAACAGAAGAAAAAAGGTGGTGCGAACGCAATACAATATACACCAGGCAATAATCCAGGCGCTAATAATGATCCACTAAATGCAGATTTTGAGGGATTAACAGAGTATTTTATATACACTCCACACTCATATCAAAAAAATCAATATGGTTCTGTTGCAGTTACAGGACAACAGAAAGATGCAGTTAAGTTTGCTAAAGATGCAGTCGCATATTGCACATCAGGTTTAGTAGATCGTAATAAACAAACTGTTCTTTCATATCTACAAAAAGCAATTAAGTCACTCAATCAACTTAGAATGATTGAAGATAGTCTTGTTATCTATAGACTATCAAGAGCTCCAGAAAGAAGAATATTCTACATCGATGTTGGTAATTTACCAAAGGCAAAAGCGGAACAATATCTTCGTGAAGTTATGGCTAGATATCGTAACAAATTAACTTACGATGCAAACACTGGTGAGATTCGTGATGATAAGAAATACATGTCAATGATGGAGGATTTCTGGCTACCAAGAAGAGAGGGTGGTCGTGGAACTGAAATATCTACATTACCTGGCGGACAAAACTTAGGAGAACTCACTGACGTAGAATATTTCCAAAAGAAACTCTTCAGATCCTTAAATGTTCCAGAGTCTCGTTTAGCTGATAATGCAAGTTTTAGTTTAGGTCGTTCATCAGAAGTTCTAAGAGATGAACTTAAATTTAGTAAGTTTGTTGGAAGAATGAGAAAAAGATTTAGTAATCTTTTCCATGACATACTCAAAACTCAACTAATTCTTAAGAATGTGGTAACTCCAGAGGAGTGGGAATCAATGAGTGATCATATTCAATATGATTATTTGTATGACAATCATTTTGCTGAACTCAAAGATGCAGAATTAATGCAAGAAAGATTAGGTTTAGTTGCAACTGCCGATCCTTATATTGGAAAATATTACTCAATAGATTACATTCGTCGTAGAATTTTACGTCAAACTGACAGTGAAATTAATGAAGAAGATAAACTAATGGACGCTGAGAGGGCAGCTGGACTTATTCCACCAACTGAACAAGAAATGCAGATGGCACAAATGGCAATGGATGCAGATAGTAAAGGTGGAGGCGGTAATCTTGGTAAACCTATCAATGAACCAGAAGTTGATACGAGTAAAACTGAAGATCCTGACTCGCCAGGCACGCCAGATCTTAAAGGTGGCGAGATATAAATAAAACATAGGTATAGGATTTTTATCTCATGGATGAATTAATGAACTTGATGATTGCGGATGAATCTCCATCTGAAATTAGTGATTCAATAAAAAACCAATTATTTGCGAAGGCTGGTGCAAGAGTAGATGCACTCAAACCAACAGTTGCAAATGCGATGATGGGTTATGAACTTGAATCTGAGGAGGATGTAGAACCAGATGCAGAAACAGTTGGTGAACTTGATAATGATGAAGAAACCGAAGAGGAAGAGTAAATGGCACATCAACCTGTAGGCGCTGGTTTTAGTTTTGCGACGAATCAAACAAGTGCTTCACAAACTTTTACAGTACAATCGGACACACTTAGAGTTGTTGCTAAAAACGCTGGTCAACATGTAGCGATTGGAACTACTGGGCCTGCAACTACGACTGATTATTATGTTCCTGCAAATACGTCTGCAACTTTAAATTTAGGTAGAGTTAGTTCTATTGGAGTTGCTGGAATTACAAAAGGAGCTGCAACAGTCATTACACTCCCAGAGGGAATGGGTAATCCATTCAAAGTTAATGATGTGGTTGTAATATCTGGTGTCACTGGTGTAACTGGATTCAATACAACAGCAAAAATTGTTTCAGTGCAAGAAGCTAGAACGATTGGATATGCACAATTTGGTGCTAAATTAACAATTGATCATGACAGTCAAGTTCTTAACTCCGATAACGCAGTTGTGACTGCTGCATCGGCAAGAAGACAATTAGCTGTTTCAGCAGTGACTGACCATACAACAGCTGGTCAATTATTTGCACAACAGGTTCAAATCTCAGGAGTACAATAATGAAACTCATTACAGAAGAAATAGAACAGGTTGAAGTTATTGTTGAGAATCGCAACGGTAAGAAGAATCTGTTTATTGAAGGTGTATTCCTTCAAGGTGAAATAAAAAATCGTAATGGTAGAATGTATCCAATGCAAACCCTTGCTCGTGAAGTTGGAAGATATAACGAAAACTTTGTTGAGAAAGGTAGAGCTCTTGGAGAACTAGGTCATCCAGATGGCCCGACTGTCAATCTTGACAGAGTATCACATAAAATTGTTTCCCTTAAAGAAAGTGGAAATAATTTTATAGGAAAAGCAAAGATTCTTAGCACTCCAATGGGTAAGATCGCATCTAATTTATTAGGTGAAGGTGTTAAACTTGGTGTCTCATCAAGAGGTGTAGGATCTTTAAGTAAAACAAACGAAGGATACAGTGTGGTAGGAGAAGATTTTACTCTTGCAACTGCTGCTGATATCGTTGCAGATCCTTCTGCTCCAGACGCTTTCGTAGATGGCATTATGGAAGGAAAGGATTGGGTATGGGATGGTGGCATACTTCGTGAGAGGCTTGCAACTAAAACATACAAACAGATCAATACTCTAGTTGATCAAAACAAATTAGACGAAAAAAAATTAAGCGTCTTTGAAGATTTCTTAGCAAATCTTTAATTATATAAATAAAAACAGATTATACAAAAGGTAATTCGGAGAGTTCAAATGTCCCGTGGGAAAAATTTACAAGAAATGGAGAACGCCGTAACCAAGGGTGCAAAACCAGCTGAGCCTATGCAAACTATGGCAGGCGTGAGTTATGAAGACCTCGGTGGCCCAACTCCAGAAAACAATTCACCAACAGACGATTCTAATAAATTAAAGGATCCAGCTGGTGAAGGTTCTTATGCAGCAAATCTCAAATCAGTAAAAGGTGTCATGGCTAAATCAAAAATGGAAGAAGTCGAAACCGAAGAGGAAGTAGTTGCAGAAGATCAAACTTCTGAAGAAGAAGTAGTCGCTGAGGAAGAAGTTACTGAAGAGGAAGTTACAGAACTTCCCGAAATCACTGATGAAGTAGACATCGATGATGATGTTAATGCACTTCTCGGTGGTCAGGAACTCTCCGAAGAGTTTAGAGAGAAAGCTAAGACAATTTTCGAGGCTGCTCTAAAATCTAAAGTTACCGAACTTAGAGAAGCCATGGAAGCTCACTACGAAGCAAAGCTCGTAGAAGAGGTCGAAGGCATGAAAGACGAACTCATCGAGCGTGTTGACTCTTACTTAGAGTACGTTGCAGATGAGTGGTTACAAGAAAACGCACTCCAAGTAGAGCGTGGACTTAGAACAGAAATGACCGAATCATTCCTCGAAGGAATGAGAGGCCTATTTGAAGAACATTATGTATCAATCCCTGAAGATAAATATGATGTCGTTGAGAATATGGTAGACAAACTTGACGAAATGGAATCAAAACTCAACGAGCAAATCGAAAAGAATATAGCTATCACTAAGAGTCTCTCCGAGGCAACAGGTGGTAACATCCTTTCCGATGTTTCTGAAGGCTTATCAAGTACTCAGAAGGAAAAGCTCGCTTCACTTGCCGAAGGTGTTGAGTTTGAAAGTGAAGAATCTTATAAGGAAAAGCTTGAGACTCTAAAAGAGTCATACTTTAAGGCTGCTCCAAAAAGAAGTGACTCGGAAGTGTTAAACGAAAGCGCTGCATCACCAGATGTTTCTGGTAGTATGGCGGCATACATCCAGGCACTATCCCATGCCACTAAAAAGTGAATCTCAACTTGTTAATTAATCAAACATTCAAACATAGGTAAAAACGCAAATGTTCAACAATGCAGAACACTTGCAAGAGAAGTGGAAGCCCCTTCTAGAACATGATGGAATTGATGCTATCAAGGACAATCATCGTAAAGCGGTTACTGCTGTCTTGCTTGAGAACCAAGAAAGATTTTTAAATGAGGAAAGATCATTCCTCTCAGAAGCTCCAACAGTGAATACAAATACTGGCGCTAATGCTGGTTTCTCTGGTGGTGCAACAGCAACTGGCCCTGTTGCTGGTTTTGACCCTGTTCTAATCTCATTGATTAGAAGATCTATGCCTAACTTGGTGGCATATGACCTAGCTGGTGTTCAACCAATGAACGCTCCAACAGGACTTATTTTTGCAATGAGATCCAGATTTGTTGATGGAACAAATTCCAACAACATGCTTGGAACAGAGGCATTTTTCAACGAACCAGATTCAGCATTCTCTGGACAGAACCAAGAGAACAATCTTACAGATGGTATGTCTGGTGCCGCAACTGGTTTAGGTACAACTGCTCAGTCAGGTACTAACCCAGGCGCACTCAACCCATCAACATCAGCGACTCAGATTGCTTATGATGTTGGTCAAGGTATGAGAACAGATGACTCTGAAGATCTTGGAGAATCTGGAAAGACTTTCAACGAGATGGCTTTCTCAATCGAGAAAGTGACTGTGACTGCAAAGTCAAGAGCTCTAAAGGCACAGTACAGTTTAGAATTAGCTCAAGACCTTAAGGCAATCCACGGATTGAACGCTGAGTCTGAGTTAGCAAACATTCTATCAACTGAAATCCTTGCTGAAATAAACAGAGAAGTTATCAGAACTATCTACAAGTCCGCAGAACAAGGTGCTACAATTAACACTGCAACTGCTGGAACGTTCGACTTAGACACCGACAGTAATGGTCGTTGGTCAGTTGAGAAGTTCAAAGGACTTCTATTCCAGATCGAGAGAGATGCTAACAGTATCGCACAAAGAACTCGTCGTGGAAAGGGTAACATGATCCTTTGCTCTGCTGACGTTGCTTCTGCATTGACAATGGCTGGTGTACTTGATTACACTCCTGCTCTTAACGCTAACCTTAATGTAGATGACACAGGCAACACATTTGCTGGTGTTTTACAAGGTAAGTACAGAGTGTACATTGACCCATTTGCTGCTAACGTTGCTAATACTCAGTATTACGTTGTTGGTTACAAAGGTTCATCTGAAGCGGATGCGGCGGCGTTCTATTGCCCTTACATTCCGTTGATGTCAAGTGGCGTTGTCCTTGATCCGTCAACTTTCGAACCAGTAGTTAGTTTCTTAACTAGATACGGTTACGTTGAGTTGTCGAACACGGCTTCATCCCTTGGTAATGCGGCTGACTACTTGGCAAGAATTGCTATCAGCAATCCTTCATTTAGTTAAGATTAACTACCAAAGAACAC